AGATTTTTGTAAAAGTTTAATATTAGATAATAAAGATAATTTAAAACTTTATACAGCTGAAAGAGAAATCGATAGTATATTACATAAAAGAAATTTTAAGTTTACAAAATTAAAATATAATAAAGAGTTTGAAGATTTATTAAATACTAATTTTTTTTCAAATTATAAAAAAGTAAATTTAAAAGATATTTGGTGTGGAATGTTTGAATATAATGAAGGTGATGGTTATGATAGGCATGTAGAAACTATTAAAGGAATACCATTAAACGATAAAGAACAATATCAAATGATGTACGACTTTACACTTAATGATGATTATGAAGGAGGGGAAGTTGAAATATATGATGAGTGGTATAAAAATGATAGAGAAACATTCTCAGAAGTAAAACCAAAAGTTGGTGAGTGTTTGATTTATAAACCTTATCAACATATAACTTACAAAAAAGTTACAAAAAACAAAAAGTACCAAATATTGGTAGTAATAAAAAATAAAGATTTAAAGAAAAACTTAATATAAAATGGCAAAAAATTACGGCGAAGAATTAGATTGGGAATTGGATGTAGATTTCCCTTCATGGGCAAATACAGAAATTTATGTAAAAACAATATCTAAAGGATATTTATTACCCGGTGAAAAACCAAAAGATGCATATTGGAGGGTAGCAACAAGAATTGCTCAACGATTGAACAAACCTCAGATGGCAACTAAATTCTTTGACTACATTTGGAAAGGTTGGTTAAACTTAGCAACACCAGTTCTTTCAAATACTGGCACTGATAGAGGATTACCTATATCTTGTTTTGGTATTGATGTTGCCGATTCAATATACGATATTGGTTCTAAAAACTTAGAACTAATGTTACTTGCTAAACATGGTGGTGGTGTTGGTATTGGAGTTAATCAAATAAGACCAGCAGGAGCAAACATTACAGGTAATGGAACATCTGATGGTGTTGTACCATTTTGTAAAATATATGATTCTACAATCCTTGCAACAAACCAAGGTTCAGTACGAAGAGGTGCTGCTTCAGTTAACCTTAATATTGACCACGAAGATTTCGAAGAGTGGTTAGAAATCAGAGAACCTAAAGGAGATGTAAATAGACAATCACTTAACCTACATCAATGTGCGGTTGTTGGTGATAAGTTTATGAGAAAACTTCAAGATGGAGAAGCTGATGCAAGAAGAAAGTGGGGGAAACTATTACAAAAAAGAAAAGCAACTGGTGAACCATACATCATGTACAAAGGGAATATCAATAAAGCTAATCCTGAAGCATACAAAAAAAATGGATTAAAAGTTCATATGACAAACATATGTTCTGAGATTACTTTACACACCGATGAGAACCATTCATTTGTTTGTTGTTTATCATCAGTAAATCTATCCAAATATAACGAGTGGAGAGATACTGATTTAGTTTATACAGCAACTTGGTTTTTAGATGGAGTACTTTCTGAATTTATCCAAAAGGCTAAAAATATGAGAGGATTTGAAAATTCTGTTGCATCTGCTGAAAAGGGTAGAGCATTAGGATTGGGAGTTTTAGGATGGCACACTTACCTACAACAAAATGGTATTCCATTTGAAGGTATGGAAGCTCAATTTGAAACTCGTAAGATTTTTTCTCAGTTAAAGATAGAATCAGATAGAGCATCAAGAGATTTAGCATCAGAATATGGTGAACCTCTATGGTGTAGAGAAAGTGGATTTAGAAATACTCACTTAAGAGCAGTTGCTCCAACAGTTAGTAACTCTAAATTAGCTGGAAATGTATCTGCTGGTATTGAACCTTGGGCGGCGAATGTATTCACCGAACAAACTGCAAAAGGAACTTTCATTAGAAAGAACAATGAGTTAGTAAAGGTTTTAAGAAAAGCAGGTGTTAATAATAAAGAAACTTGGGATAAGATTTTAGAAGATGGTGGTTCTGTACAAGATATCAAAGAACTTGATAAGTGGTGTTACTTAGAAGGTAAGATGGTACTTTGTAAAGACATAGAAAATGGTGATAGAGATAAGATTTATCCTGTAAAAGATGTTTTTAGAACATTTAAAGAAATTAATCAAATGGATTTGGTTAAACAAGCTGGAGTAAGACAACAGTATATTGACCAAGGAGTTTCATTAAATTTAGCATTCCCTTCCATTGCATCACCGAAATGGATAAATCAAGTTACATTAGAAGCTTGGAAACAAGGAATTAAAACATTATATTATATGAGAACTGAATCAGTTCTTAGAGGTGATATAGCAACAAGAGCAGTTGATCCTGATTGTGTTGCTTGTGATGGGTAATATTTATTAATTAAAAAACATAAAAAAATGGTACAAGTTAAAAAATTTTATGCAGAGTGGTGTGGCCCTTGCAAGGTACTAACCCCTCTAATGGAAAATGTTAAAAGTAAATTTAAAAATGTTGATTTTGAAGATATTGATATTGAAGTACAATATGAAGTAGCACAGAAGTATTATGTAAGGTCTGTACCTACTGTAATTATTGAAAAAGATGGAACTGAAGTAGGTAGATTTACAGGTGTTCAATCTGAAATGGCTTATATCAATGCATTAAATGAAAATTTATCGTAAAATATTTGGATTTCTCAATTATTTTTCGTATATTTGTTAAACAAATTAAAACTATATATGGCAGCAAGTATAAAAGTGTATATGAAGGACGAAGAAAAGGATAAACCAGTAGTGGGTATCCCTCAAGTTCCAAAAAATGTCAGTAAAAGACTTAAAAATCAAAGTGGTACTGAAATAGTATATTTTGTAGATAAAAACTATGGAATATCAAATGGATTAAAATCAGAGATGAATTTCTCTATATTACATCCAATGTATCCAAATATGTGTGAGATTAAGTGTGAAATCGAACGCATAGATTAAAGTAGAGTAGTAAAACACAAAATTGGTTACATATGACTCGATTGCGAGGTGAATCTCATCCCAAATCAAAACTTACCTCTGAACAAGTAATACAAATTAGAGACCTTTATTCCAAGGGGTTCTCTACTAATGTTATTGCTCGAAACTTTAAAGTTTCTACATGGAATGTAGAAGAAATAGTAAAAAGAAAAACTTGGAAACACTTATAAAACTTAAAAATTATGAATAAATACGATGAAAAAACACTCGAAGAGAACTACAATAAGTTTATCGAGGCACTTAAAAAATCTTTTGATGGAGAGAGATTAGAAAAATTACTCCATATGTACTCAATGGAAGAATTAGGACCAAACTTAATGTTATCTCCGGCGAGTGGAAATGTAAATTACCACAATGCTTATGAAGGTGGTTATATTGACCATGTTATGAATGTAGCTAGAAATTCACTCAGAATGATGAAACTCTACAAAGAAGCAGGTGGTATAATTGATTTTACACAAGATGAATTATTATTTGCAGCTTTCCATCACGATTTAGGAAAGTTAGGAAGTAAAGGAAAAATTCATTATGTAGATAATCCTTCTGATTGGCATGTAAAAAATCAAGGTAAAGTTTATGTTAGTAATTCAGACCTATCATATCTAACACATACTGATAGAACTTTTTTCCTATTACAAGAATATGGAATCAAATATAATGAAAATGAATATTTTGGAATCAAACTTACTGATGGTATGTATGATGAGGATAATGTAAAATATTTTAAAGTATTTGACCCAAAAAATTATTTAAAATCAAATATACAATTTATACTCCATTGGTCTGATCATATGAGTACTTGTATTGAAAGAGATATTCAAAACGCTCCGTTTTAATATGTGTGGAATCATTGGTGGAAATAATTACAACTCATCTTCTATAAAAGATGGGTTGAATAAAATAATTCATAGAGGTAGAGATAACTCAACTATTGAACAAGTTGGGGATTTCTACTTTGCTCATAATAGATTATCTATACAAGATTTATCAGAAACAGCAAACCAACCATTTTGGAATAAAGATAAGACAGTTTGTTTAGTTTATAATGGTGAATTATGGGGAAGTGAACTTACCGATGAACTTAAGAGTAAAATAACAATACCATTTAGAACAACTTCTGATACTGAGATTATACTTAATTCTTATTTAGAATTTGGAGTTGATTCATTTAAAGATTTAGATGGTATGTTTTCTTTTTGTATTATTGACACAAGAAATCAAACTACATATCTTGTTAGAGATTATATTGGTGAACTTCCTTTTTGGTATTCTATTGATAAAGTAACTAATAAATTGGCATTTTGTTCTGAGAAGAAAGGGTTACCTCTTTCGGATATTTACAGAAAAAGTGTAAAGACTGTTTATCCTGGTACTTATGTTGAATACAACTATGAAACTTTAGAACATGAAGTTAAAACATATTACGAACTACCAGAAGAAATTATAAATGATGATAGAGAAACTATCGTTAAGAGAATCAGAAAAGATTTAGAAGAAGCTGTAAGAGTAAAGATGATTTCAGATGTTCCTATTTGTACACTTCTAAGTGGAGGAATTGATTCTGTAATAACAACATATCTCTTATCTAAGTTATATCCTAAATTAGAAGCATTTGTAGTAACAACTGATGGTGGTAGTGATATAAAGTTTGCTAGAATGGCAGCCAAAGAATTTGGTATCAAATTAAATGAAATCCATATGACAAATGATGAAATCATGGATTCAATTGATACTACATTATATGTAACTGAATTAAAAAAATGGCAGAATATAGGTAGTGCACTTGCAACTATTAAATTGGGTGAAGAGATAAACAAACATGGATTTAAAGTAGTTTTTAGTGGTGATTTATCTGATGAAATTTGGGGTAGTTATGGAATTGTAACAAGATTCTGTTATACAGAAGAATCATATGATAAAGCAAGAAGAAAATTAATAAAGGATGTACATAAAGGAAACTTTCCATCACAAAATCAATCTATGATGTGGGGTGGTACTGTTGAAATTAGAACTCCATATTCTTGGAGACCATTCGTAGAGTATTCTTTAAATATACCACCTATATACCAAACAGAAAAGGGATTAATGAAACCATTGTTAAGAGATGCGTTTAAAGGTGAAATATCCGATGAACTTTTGTATAGAAAGAAAGTTTGGTTTGCACAAGGAGCAGGAACATCAACTGATATCGAAGAAGTTAAAGATACACTAAAAGAGAGATTGGATAATCAATTTCAGTATAAGGATGATTTAAATATTAAAAAGTTTTGGGATTAAAGATAATTCAAATAAAAGAAGAAGGTGAAGAAATGGATAAGGTTATAGAAGAAACTATGACCATTATCGATATGTATCCTGATATCTTTCCACATATGTACAAACAAGGATTTAAACTTGTTGGTAGAATTAAGAAAGGAAACTTGGTTCTACAAGATGGTGTAATGATTACATTTACTCAATACTCACAAGGTGGTAAATTATCTCGAAACGCAACAACAATAAAGAAACCAAAGGATTTTATTATTCATCAGATTGCATCAGACCAAACCCAAAAGGGAGCAACTAAAAAGGTTTTAGATGAATTTGTTGATTATTGTAAATCTAAAGGAGCTGGTAATATATTATTAACTGTTCGGGCTTTCAACGAAAAGGCTCGTAAATTTTATGAAAGATATGGATTCAAAAACGATTCAGATATTCAATGGAATTCAAAAGAAACAGGTATAATACCAGGTGTAATTTATAGGTTACAATTAGAAAAAATAAAAAGTGAAAAGTTTTTTCAATTTTAGCTTGTATAATTCAAATAAATTTCGTATATTTAAAGCATTAAATAATAAAATATGAGCAAAAAAGACAATTGGGAAATTATAAATGAATTAGGTATAAAGACAGCTGATGTCAAAGTTGGTAAATTTTATGAACTAATATCTAACGGTGAATTAGTATCAATACCTGAGTTTTTACAAAGAGCATTATTAACAGATAAATGGTTTGCAAATGATTATCAAAACTCAAAAGAGTATATAACATCAGTTTGGGTAGGTCAAGGTAAGATTGACTCAATTACAATCGTACCAATTAATCTATTAATACAAAAAATAAATGAAAAGATAGAAACTGAATTTGATGAAATTGTAAGAGAATCTTTAAAAGATGGATTG